CGGCAATCCGCGTTCTCTATTTCAGACGAAATCCATTGCCCGAGAAGTTCTTCTGTCGGAATACCCGGAGTTTGAAAGCCAGATCATGAATGCCGGCCGATCGGCTGGGAACACGTCCGCCAAAAACATGACCGACCTGATCGACGTGGCGGAGGCATGGCACTTGCCGACGGACGGGAAAGACGGGAAGCACGCCATCTGCATCGGAAACGCTACGCTATTCGCAGAGAAATACGGGCTGGATATGTTCCCGTTCGTGTTCAAAAGTTGGTCCAAACGCTTGGTCGGCTGGTACGGGCAGGGGATCGTTGAGCAACTCGTAGGAATTCAGATCGAGATGAACCAACACCTTCGAACGGTGCGAGAGTGTCTCAAGTGGTCCGTGCCGAAAGTCTTCGTGCAGCACGGATCCAGCGTCACGCCGTTTACGAACAGCATCATGGGCATGTACAAATACAAGGGCGTTCCCCCGGAAGTGAAGGCCGTCGAAACGGTATCGCCGGAACTCTTCTTGCAAATCGACCGGCTGTATCAAAAGGCTTTTGAATTGATCGGAGTCAGCCAGCTATCGGCACAGAGTCAAAAGCCCGCCGGATTGAATTCAGGAAAAGCGCTCCGCGAATTCACGGACATCGAAAGCGATCGATTCGTGGTCGACGGGCAAATGTACGAACGCGCGTTTCTGGATGCTGCGGACTTGACGATCGCCTTGCTCGATGAAAACGGCGGCATGAAAGTCAACTACCAGGGCAAAAACCAGAAAATCCAACTGGAATGGGATGATGTGAAAATGGCCAAGGACGAGTTTTCCATGACAATGTGGCCGACAAACCTATTGTCGTCATCGCCGGCCGGGAAGCTCGCCGACGTTCAGGAAATGCTCGATGCGGGGTTGATTTCCCCCGAAGACGCACGAAGGCTGCTCGATTACCCCGACGTGGAATCCGTCACGTCACTTTACAACTCACCGTATGAGATCGTGGACGACATCATCGAGAAGATCCTCGACGGCGATCAACCACCGATGCCAGAGCCTTATTTTAAATTCGAGATCGCCATTCCACGCATACAAGAAGCGTACTTAAAGGCCAAGGTGGACGGCGCCGGAGAGATTATTTTAGAACAGTTCCGTAGGTGGTTAGACCAGGCGGCGATCATCGTGCAATCGATGGCCGCGCCCTCTCCTTCACCAACACCTACGGCAACACCTCCGGTGGAGACTCCACCCGCTATTCCTCCGATGGAACCATCAACAACCATCCAGTAAAGGAGTTTTATGACCGTATTAAAAGAGAACAACGCAGAAAAAGGCGGAACCGCCGAACCACAAGCACAAGAACCAAGTGCATGGAAGCCAGGCGTGACGACCGTAGTGACAGACACCATCAAAACGGAGGCATCCAAGAAAGAAGGAACGAAAGAGGAGCGCCATGAACCAGAATCAAAATCAGAACCAGCCGCAACAGAGCCGGTCGATGCTAAACCTTCTGAATCAGATCCGGGAAGCGCAAAAGACGCGAAACCAGGAGAATCCGTACCAAAAGCCGAGCCGGAACCCAAAGAGGACAAGACGCGGGAGTTCATCAACCTTTCACGAAAAGAGCGGAAACTCCTGGAAGAGCGGAAAGCGTTAGAGGCGGAAAAGGCGCAGATCGCCGCGGACAGAGCCAAAATCGCAAAGATTGCCGCCGTGATCGAGAACGCCAAGTCAGACCCGAGAGCCGTTCTTGAGGCCGCTGGGATCACCTACGACGAACTCACGAAAGCCATGTTGTCGGACGGCAAGCCGGACAACGATCTCGCCAAAAGATTGGACGCAGTAGAGGGTCGTATCAAGACGGAGGAAGAAAAGAAGGCGGAGGCGGAGAAAAAGGCAGAGGAAGAGAAACGAGAAGCGGAGTGGAACGCCGGCGTCCAGCAAATTTTCGTCACCACGGAAAAGCTCATCGCGGACAAAAAGGAGGACTACGAACTTCTTCACGCCATGGGGCAAGACGGAACAGCGCTTGTAACGGACATTATTTTGAAGTATATAGAAAAGGTAGGCAAGCCATTGCCCTTTGAACAGGCCCTGAAACTTGGGGAAGAAGAACTCCAAGCCCAGCTAAAAAGATTCAGCGGCACAAAAAAGATACAAAATTTATTTGCTACCCCTTCCGAGCCTCCGAAAGAGGATCCGAAGGAACAGCCGAGCCAAACACCTGGTCAGCCCGCCACGAAAAGACCGACATTGAGCAATTCGCAATCCACGGCTGCGCCTCACGGCCAGAAGCGGAAACTCTCAAGGGACGAATCCCTGAAAGAGATGCAGAACTTGCTTCGTTATACGGACGCTTAATTCGGTCGTAAGCCCCATTGTGGGTCGAGCGACCTACAAACAGGAGGGCTTAAATGGCTACAATTTTAGACGTAACCTCGTTTGATGCTGCTCTGAAAGTCCATTATACGGACGACAGGGTTCAGGATCTGTCATACGAGGACAATCCTCTTCTGGCGATGATGCCGAAGATGGAAAACTTCACCGGGAAAAATCTTCCCATTCCAATCATGTACGGTCACACCCAAGGGCGAAGCGCGAGTTTTGCCAAGGCGTTGGCCAACAAGTACGCAACTAACTACGAGGATTTCGTTCTGACCAGGGCGAAAGACTACTCGCTGGCCGACATTGACGGCGAGGCGATGGATGCGTCCAAAGGCAACGAGGCCGCTTTTCTCGATGCGACAACCTCAGAGATTGACAGCGCGATCAAATCGGCTTCCCGATCTCTGGCGGTGGCCATGTATCGGGACGGAACCGGGGTGATCGGACAGATCAACTCCACGGTTTCCGGCACAACGGTCACGTTGGCGGAAGGACAGGACATCACCAACTTTGAAGTCGGTCAGACGATCTACTTCACGTCGGATGGTACGTCGGCAAACCTTCGGGATTCGGGCGACACCGTAAAGGTGGCAACCGTAAACCGAGGAGCTGGCACATTCACGGTCGATGAGAACCTGAACTCGATCTCTGGCCTCACTTCAGGCGACTACATCGTCGTCGAGGGAGACGTGGAGGCGAAAGTCAAGGGTCTTGCCGCATGGATCGTTTACGGAGGTGCATCAGCCACTTCGTTCTTCGGTGTGGATCGAACGGTGGACGCCACTCGATTGGGTGGGGTCTACTACGACGGCTCCTCGCAGTCGATCGAAGAGGCGCTTCTGGATGGAATGAACCTCGGTGCAAGAGAAGGAGGAAAACCGTCGCACGTGTTCGTGAACTATGCGCGGTGGGCCGATCTTCAAAAAGCCTTGGGTTCAAAAGTTCAGTATGTCGAGCACTCTTCGGGTGATGTTGGGTTCCGTGGAATTCGAATCGCAGGCCCGAAAGGGTTTGTCGACGTGTACCCGGATCAAAACTGTCAGAATGACCGCGGATGGATTCTCGATATGCGCGTGTGGAAGCTCTACAGCCTCGGAAAGGCTCCCAAGATCTTGATGGGAGACGGAAACCGAATGCTGCGAACGGCTTCTGCCGACGCGTACGAAGTTCGAACCGGATACTACGCTCAAGTTGGATGTCGGGCTCCCGGCTTCAACACGGTCGTAAAGCTGGCGACTTCATAATAATTGGAGGGGGAAGGCTGGGCTTGACCCATGCCTTCCCCAACCACTCGGGGATTTATGCCGCTGCTACTCCCCGACAACACAAGGAGGTAACAAGTGGGAAGACGAATTTTTCACTTTCTTCGCGGGATCAACCGCGACACGATTGTCATCGCCGGATCTTTTGCGCCGGCAGGTACAGGGGCTCCGACCACGCTACGAGGAAAAGGGTTTTCCGTGGCGAGAACGAGCACCGGGCTTTTCACCATCACCCTGACCGATCGCTTTTATGAATGCGTGAGTTTTACGGCCAGCCTTCAGTTGGCCAGCGGAGACGACAAGCTAGCCCAATGCGGATCGGTCGATCTATCGGCGAAAACGGCTCAAATTCGAATCTGGGACAAATCCGCGGCTGCGGTTGCGGATGTCAGTGCAGATGCGAATAACCGAGTAAATTTCGCTCTGGAACTTCGAAACACCACGAGGATCTAATGGCTAACCGCATATTCAAAAAGCTATTCGGACTTGTGCCGGAAATGATTTCCCTTTCTGGATCTTTTGCGCCGGCGGGAACCGGAGCGCCGACGGCATCGAAAGGAAAGGGATGGTCCGTTGCCAGAGTCGGAGTCGGACACTTCCGCGTCACATTGGAGCGAAAGTACACCACGTTGGTATCTGCCCTGGCCACGCTGCAACTCGCAAGTGCGGACGACAAAGAGTGTCTGATCGGTCCATACGATGCGGACAATCGGACGATCGATATTTTCGTCCCGGACATTTCCGCGTTCGTCAACGAGATTCAGGACATCGATTTCAACTCTGTTCCGACGACAGGCGTGTGGACGATCTCGTTCGACGGCGAAACCACGGAGGAACTGGCGTATAACGCCAACGCAGCCGTCGTTGAAGCCGCGCTTGAATCGTTGTCAAACATAGCGGATGTTTCGGTCACAGGAGACTATGCCAGTGGATTTACGATCACATTTGCGGATCCTGCTGGGCCTGTGGCGGATGTGACGGTTGATGATACGGGAATTTTGACAAATTCAACGGCAATCGAGGCTTCTGTGGTAGAAACCACGCCAGGCGTGTCAGGAGCCGACGTATCGGCAAACGCGAATAACCGTGTCAACTTCCGATTTTTTGTGACCCATGGAAAGGTAGGTTTGTAATGAAAGGACTGGCAGACGCCATCGTTGCTAAGGTGGCACCGGAAGAAGATCAAGAGATGAGCGAAGAGGATGAGAAGAAGTTCATCGAAAATGAGATGGAGTATCAAGCGTCGCGAATCCTGGATGCGGTGAAAAACGGCATGGCGACCAAACTCAACGAATCACTGAAGGCACATTACGCATTGTGCGAGGAGTACGAAGAGAAGTTTGGCGATGAGGAATATTAAGTGGGCGAAGCGTTGTCCACTCTTCGGCTCCGTGCTCGGCAGCGTGCGGACATGGTCAACAGCCAGTTTGTCACGGACGCCGAATTCAACACGTATCTGAACGAGGGGATCTCCGACCTTTACGAAATGCTGGTCAAGGCGTATGGCGAGGACTATTTCGTTTCCTCGGCCACGTTCAGCACGGTGGCCGGAACATCGGAATACGCGATCGGCAGCGGGCTCGCGATCAACATCACGGACTTCTACAAGCTCAAGGGTGTGGATGTAACATTCGCCACGAACGAAGTGCGCGCACTCAAAAAATTCCGGTTTCAGGACCGAAACAAATATCAGGTTTCACGGCCGTGGGTCGGATACCGAGACGTGTGCTATCGGCTTCAGGGGTCGAAATTGTGGCTCCTTCCAGCTCCCAATGGCGTGTATTCCGTCAAGATGTGGTACGTCCCGAAGTTCGTCCCGCTCGTCAATGACGTGGACGAATTCGATGGTATCAACGGCTGGGAAAAATTGCCGGTTGCGGAAGCTGCTCGGAAAGCGCTCGCCAAAGAGGAAAGCGACACCTCCGTTCTGGACGCAGACATCGCGCGATGGAAGGGGGAGATCGAGGAGATGGCCAATCAAAGAGACATTGGGGAGGAGGAAAGGGCGGTCGACGTGTACGACGAAAGCGAATACGACGATCTTCTGCCCGAAGGCTGGTGAGAGTTCAGCAGCTTAAAAAGATCTCCCAATCCAGTTCAGAAGGAGATCGATTCCAGGAATACGTATCGAAGTCGATTGATAGCATCAAGGAAGTTTTAGGGGTCATTCGCGCAAGAAAGCCTGGGTTTCAATATGATAGCGCGTATGTGGTTTTGATCAATGCGTCTGAAAATAATCCGGCGCATTTCTTCATGTCTGGATCTTTTATTTCCGTTTCTGATGAGCTTCGCTGCGACATGAGACGATCCGGCCCTGGTGGATTAGATGAAGGATCTATTGAAGCGTCAACGATTTATTACTTGTATTCCATTTGGCACATCAATCGGATATGGCTTCTTGCCAGTAAGAAACCTCCTGAATTTGGGCCAAATTTTTCAGCAGACTGGACTTATATTGGTGCGTTCGTCACATCGTCAGGTTCAGTTTTAAAGCCGTTTATTTCATCAAACGGTATTTTTAGAAGCACATACGCACTTCAGTCTGTTTCTGAAACAAACAACACGTCTCCGCAAAGCAGAACCGTATTGGTTCCAGAAACAGCAAAATTCCATTTTGGATCAATCGATGTTCGCGGATCGGCTGTTGACGTTAATGGAACCGTAAACGGAGAAAACGATTCCAGTGGAACAGGGCTTACGCAAACAGTCGCTAACACCACATCTCAGAGAAACTACGCTTTCGGGTCATTTCCTGTTTTGGATGGAACAACGGTTTATCTTTGGGTTTCTGCCGGAACCGCTACTGTTCGGTACAAACCTTACGGATGGCTGGAAGATCCTGGAGAATGGAAATAATGCCGATTGCTTGGCAAAATATAGATGTCCCGATTGTCGGAGGTGTGGATACGCGGGCCGACGATCGACTTCTTCCAGCCACAAATCTCTCCGTTCTCAAGAATGCGTATTGGAAAAAGAAGAATCGGGTGGCCAAGCGAAATGGATTTCAGGCGTTGGCGACGGACATTTTTGGCGGAGGGTCGATCTCTTCCGCAAGATCGCTCCATAAACACAAGGACGAACTTCTTCAGATTTCAGGTTCAACGCTTTATGGATATGCGGAAACGCCCGACGATTGGGTTTCAAGGGGGACTCTGGAGGGGGCGATTCCATCTTTTAGACCCATTCATTATGGTGCAAGCGGAAAGTCAGACTACGACATGGCGGCAGCGAATGGATACGAAGTCCACGCATGGAAGGATTCAAGGGGTGGGCTATACGCAAGCGTGATCGATCAATCGAACGGTGCTTCTGTATTGTCAGACGTTCAAATTTCTAGCAAAACAAATATTAATTCTGTTCGCTGCGTTTCTGTCGGAAACTACATTCAGATTTTTTATTCGACAAATACGTATGTTCCGTCAGTTCCATGTTATCAGCTGGCTGTTTTTACGGTTCAATTCAATACGTCGTCGCCAACGGCGTTTGGTTCGGAAACCACGGTCAGCGCAGCCACCGGAACGAGCGCGACCGATTTTCATTGTTCAATCGATGCCGAAACGTTCAGCGCAACGCAGGCGGTGGTCGTGTGGTTTCGAAGCACAACGATTACGATTCAATTGTGGACCGCCTCGACGAATTCCGCAGGATCGAGTACGACGATCACCGCATCAACAAATCCTTTATGCGGAACGATTCACGTTTCGGTCAGCGCAGCGAGCGACATTTATGTTTTGTGGGCGGAACGGGATTCAGGTCACAAGCTCTACGTGGCGGCACGGGATTCCGGGCTGTCATCCAAGTTCGGCGCGACGTTGGTGGATACAGACACCTTAGACGGCGGTGCCAATTGGTCCCCATATCGAAGAATTGTTTCCGTGTGGGAATCATCTTCTTCCATGAGAATTTTTTACGAAATCGCCGGTCTTGATGTGGATTATAATCGAGATGACTCAAATCAAACAACGCATCACACCAACATTCGAACGGTGACTATTAGTGATGCTGCTTCTATTGGAACAGTATCCGTATTTCGTTATCGATGTCAGCTCGCATCAAAGCCATGGTTATATTCTTCGACTACATACGTGTCTGTGCTCTACACTGGATATCGAAGTGCAGCGGTTGATCCGTTGCAGGCGACAATCTTCGTAATGAAGGCAGATGGAACATATGTGTCGAAATTGTATCAGGGTAGGGCGTTTGGAAAGGTGATGAGCACAGAAGCTGGAACCGGCATTTATCCAGGCCAGGTTCCAAATGCGCTGAATATTTCTTCTGGGAAATATGCATTCCCAGTGCTGTTATCTACAGACTTAACTGACGGAGGCTGGGATCGTTCTGTGGATACGCAGCTTAATTATGCTTCTCAGCTCACCGTACCCGCAGTTGGTATTCAGAGAATCGAGATCGATCTATTGAACAGCCCGGCGGTTACCGATTTCGACGTCGCTGGCATTATCGGGCTTTCTGCTTCCAGGAACTATCAATACGATGGCAGGAGACTTACAGAATTAGGATTCGATCTGTACCCGGACATTGTTAACAATGATACATCTACGATTGGAATTACCGTAACTCAGCAGGGTACTGGAAGCGTGCCTGAAATCACGGAAATAACGTGCATTGCTGCATCGAGAATTTTTACCGGTCAATCGTTCCAGATTCGAAATGCAGCAGGAACAGTTCATACAATTAAGTTTTATGTTGATGGTGCCCAGGGTGCAAGTGTTCCGAATACGTTGGCGGTAAGCATTCAATCAACAGATTCCCCGTCTGAAGTTGCAACAAAACTTGCTTCGGTTTTAGATTTCGATTCGGACTTTATCGCAACAGCGTCTGGCAATATCGTTACGTGTACAAACGCGGCGAACGGAGCCG